AGCGTCGAATCGCTGACCATGCGGGACTTCACCGGTGAGGGCGGCGACGGCGTGTTTCAGGGCATCGCCACCACGGGCAGCGTGGACTTGGACGATGAGGTGGTGGAGCCGGATGGCCTCGACTGGTCATACGCGCTCAAGTTCAAGGCGATGTATCCGAGCCACGGCGGGTACGGGACCGACCCTGTAGCGAAGTTGCTAGCCGCGAAGCGGAAGGGTGAGGGGTGGTACTTTCGGGGGCAGTTCCTCAAGACCTCGTCGCTCGCCCAGCAATGGCACGCTCTCTGCAAAGAAATGGGGTCTTTCGGCGTGTCTATCGGGTTTCAGGCGACGGAACGCCGCCGACCGACCGACGATGAGAAGAAGAAGTACGGCCCCCATTCGTACTACGTCCCGTCCGCCCGCGTACTCGAACTGAGCCCCACCTTCATGCCAGCCAACCCCGATGCCATCGCAGAGTTCGTCGGCAAGGGCAAGGCGACGCTGACCGACGATCAGGCGGTGACGCTGGAGCGGATGGTCAAGGCGGGCCGGGTTTCCAAGACGCTGGCTGAGTCGCTGGGGTACAATGCGAGGCGGAAAACGATTGTGCTGCTTTCGGAATAATTCTCAAGATTTCTCGCTTGACACACCGAGATGTAGTGTATGCTACAACTCGTAGCCCCAAGTCCGGGGCAACGGAACTGACTCCCGGCCCGTAGAGCGACGGCTCAGACAGGCACGGTGGGCAGCGACGAGAACGCAAGTTTTCACACGCTGACGGCGCTCCGCGCCGGGAGTCTATACCAATGAAACTGAACGCGAAGGCCGCGCAGAACCTGCGCCGCCAGATCAAAACCACCCTCACCGACGAGGGATTCACCGGCAAGTTTGCCGATGTGGACGCTGTTTGCGAGTTCGTCGAAGACAACGGCCTGACCTTCAAGGCGGGCGGCAAGGAACTCGACAAGAAGATGCTGATGAACATTCTCGGTGGCACCATCGAACTGGAGCCCGCTGAGGAAGTCGAAGGCGACGCGATGGACGAACCCGTCGACGAGCCGAAGGAAATGGACGAAGAGGACAAGCCGAAGGCGGCCAGCCTCAACCGCATCAACGCGAAGGCGGCACGCTCGGCTTCGTTCCACATCGCAAACCCCGAATACACCGGCTACGACCGCAAGGCCAGCCAGGGCAAGTCGGTGTTCCGCGACGGCAAGACCGCCGAACTGTTCATGGCTTCGGTTCGTCTCGGTGCGGCGAAGGGTGGCAATTTCGACTACCCGCTCCGCAAGGCTGACGAGACCATGATCCGCAAGGCCGGTTCGACCGCCGACCTGAGCGAAGGCGGCTCGCTGATCCCCGTCGAAGTCCAGCAGGATATTCAGGAGATCAAGGAGCAGTACGGCGTCGCGCGTCAGCTCGCCAACTTCACCTCGACCCCCAGCCGCGCTATCGACATTACCGTGTCGGACGAAGGCGACGGACCCGATGTCGAGTGGACTGGCGAGAACCCGTCCAGCACGACCGAGGCCAGCGTAACGCTTCGCCCGTACACCGTGCTCGCCAAGAAGCTGTTTGGCCGCTACCGCGTTTCGACCGAAATCTTCCGCACGCCGGGCATCGGCATGGTCGATTTCATCGCCCGCGAGTTCGTCCGCACGGCTGAGAAGAAGGTGGACAACGCCTACTTCCAAGGCGACGGCACTTCGACCTACGGCACGAACGTCGGCATCCGCACCAAGCTGATCGACAACGGCAACGCTGGCAGCAACGCTGGTCTGGTTGACGGCGGCGCGGCGTGGTCGAACATCGGACTTGGAGATATCGAAAACGTCATGGGTCTTACCGGCAAGGGCGACCCGACGAATTATCAGTGGGTCATGGGTCGCACGTTCTTCTACGACACCATTCTGCCGCTGATTCGCGGCGTCGGCGGAACGACCATTCGCATGGTCGAAGAGGGGCCGGGCCTTCAGATCGGCGGCTACCCCGTGGTGCTGTCCGATGTCGGCTTCCCGACTTCTAGCGCCAACAACTCCGTCGTGGCCCTGTTCGGCGACTTCCGTCGCGGTTCGCACCTCCACGAAGTTTCCAACTCTTCCTCGTTCTCGACGAGCGAACACCGCTATGCGGACACCGACCAGATCGGTCTGTTCTACCGCTACGAGGCGGGCATGGCCGTGTACGGTCACGGCTCCGCGTCGGAAGCCGGTTGCATCGTCGGACTCGCCACCACCTCGTAAGGAGATTGACCAATGGCATACAACGATGCACAGAAACTCAAAGTCGTCATGTCGCTCGAACCCGATGTCTACACCAACGCCTCCACCGACGGCGATAGCGTGGACTGCAAGGGCTACAGCAGCGCCTTGGCGGTGTTCCGCGTCGGCACGACCGACGGCAACATCGACGTTCTCAAGTTGCAGGAGTCGGACAACGATTCGACTTGGGCCGACATCAGCGGCGCGGCTTGGACGGGTACTGACCTGCCCGGCAACACCGACGACGACAGCACTTTCGCTATCTCGCTCGACCTGCGCAAGCGCAAGCGGTATCTCCGCTGGGTGGTTTCCGAGGACAACACCGGCTCCGCCGATGCGGTCGGGTTCATTGTTCTCGGCACGCCCGAGGCCGTCGAAGTGGCCGACCAGGGTGCTGACTACTACATCAACCTGATCGGCTGATAAGTCTCTTTCCTCCCCTGTCCCTTCCCCGTCAGAAATGGCGGGGCGGGGTTTATGGCACTGACCACAGCAGCCCGCGTTCGTCAACGCCTGTCCATCGCCGACGACTCCGGCGGCGCGGATATCACGTCGTCTGAGATCGACTCGCTGATTGATGAGGTGACCGCGTACACCCAGCGGTACTGCGGTCTCGCGCAGTGGGAATCGGCGGCGTACGACGAACGGCACAGCGGCACGGGGACCGAGGAACTGTTCCTGCGCGTGCCGTACATGACCAGCGTGAGCAGCGTGACGATTAGCGTTGGGTCGGACACCCAGACGATCAGCAGCGACGCATACCGGCTCGATCAAGACTCGGCGTGTCTGGTGCTGTCTGGCGGCTGGGAAGATTGGCACGGCACTTACGGCGTGTGGCCGGAGGGCTGGAAGAACATCCGCGTGCAAGGCACTGGCGGGCTTACGTCGGTCCCCGACGACCTGACGCTCGCCATCACCGACATTGTGTGTCAGATGCTCTTTGATCGCCACACGTCGCTGTCTACGGCCCAGTTCGCGACAGACGGGGTACAGCGGACCGTGCGAACCGTCACCGAATTGGTACAGGCACAGGACCACCGGCTCGCGCCGTGGAAGAGGGTGTATGCGTGATCCCGTTTTCTCCTACGCACAAAGTCACGATCAGTCGGCAGACCAAGCCGACCAGCGGGTTCGGCGGTGCTGCGAGTTTTTCCGATGTCTACACGAACGTCTTGTGCGGCATCTACGACGCGAGCGGCAATGAGGCGGTCGTCTATGGTGGGGACCGCTCGACTGCCATCGGGACCGCACGGTTTCAGGCGGGGTTGACCTTGCAGGAAGGCGACCGAATCGAGGCGACGGGCGAGGATGACCGCGAGATCACGCGGGTGTTCGTCCGCAAGATCGGTGCGGGGATTCCGGTTCGGATCGACTGCGAATGGCGGAGGGTGCAGGAATGAGCAGCGCGAATCTGGAATGGAACGGCGACGAGTTCTTGCGCGACCTTGAAGCGGGTATTCAGGACGGCCTCAAAGTCGTCGGCGTGAAGATGGAGAACGAGTACCAGTCGGTGCTCAACCGTCAGGCTTCGAGCAAGTCCAATGGCGGCAAATCGTCGCAGCCGGGAGAACCGCCGGCAAAGGACACCGGCATTCTGCAAGGGTCTATTTCTCACCAAGTCGGCAAGGGCAGTGTGGCGGTCGGTGTTGCGTCGGGTTCACCTGCGAACCAATACGCACTGGTTATGGAGTACGGCAGCCGTGGCCCGATCAAGCCGAAGAAAGCCAAGATGCTGTCTTGGATAGACAAGGCGACCGGCGACCGCGTGTTTGCCAAGTCGGTAAACATCGCCCCTCGCCCGTGGCTCCGTCCGACACTCCGCAAGAACTACGGCAACATCAATGACTGGTTCCGCAAGGGCGTTGCGGCGTCGATGAAAGAGTGGCTTGAGTAATGGCTACCGCGTGGCGAGAACTTGCACCGGCTGTCGAGACGCGCATCGAGGGCCAACTTACCGGCCTGACACCGCCGCCCGTCTATCGGTCTATGGCCCCGATCAATGCCGACCTGCCGTACATCATCATCAGTCCGGTGATTCAGGTCGAGGAGCAGGTGTTCGACGACGACGCCGAGACGACCGAGGTGGACTTTGACATCGCGATCTACTCATCGAAGACGACCGCCAACGCAGACACCATTCATCTTGGCTACGTCGATGAGGTGATAAACGCCGTTCGTCGGTGGACCCCGACGATGACGAACTGGAACTCAAGCCCGATCAGGTCCGATGACCAGACCCCGATGCAGATTCTCGAAGATTCAATCCAGACGGTTTGCTCGTTCACCGTCGTGATGGAAAGGAAATAACCAATGGCAACTACCATCCCGCTCGCAGGCGAGGTGACATCGTGGACGAACAATAGCGGACTGGTGAGCGGTGCAGTCAAGCCGTCGCAGATCGCGTGGGCGATCACCGCCGACGAAGGCGATGTCACCGCGTTTGAGTCGCCGACCGTCGCTGCTGAGTACATCAGCGGTTTGAAGGCCGCGACCGGCACGATCACGACCTACCTGACTCCGGCGACCTACGGCACGGAGGGGTTGGTGACAGCGGCATCGTCAGCGAACTACACGGCAAACTCTAAGTCGTGGAACATGACCATCAGCATCGACGAACAGGACTCGACCGCGTTCAGTGCAACCGGCGTTGAGTTCCGTTCGTTCATTCCCGGTCTGTACCGCTGGAACGGTCAGTTCGTTTGCAACACGGACGACTCCACCGCACTGACCCTGCCGGGCCAGCCGAAGGAAACGCTCACCTTCAAGTACATCGACGCTGGCGGCGCGGGTGACGATGTGGACTTTGCCCTGTCCGGTTCGGCGTTCGTTCAGAATCTCGGGACGAACAGCACGCCGACCGCGATTGCCGAAAGCACCTTTGCGTTTCGCGGGTCCGGTCAGTTGTCGTCGGCTGGCAGCGACGGATCACGCACGCCGCTGTTCCCTGTCGGGGCGAATGGCGTTGCTCAGGCGATCAGCGGGTTCTCGGCTGGCGAACTGGTAACGATTCTGACTGACGGCACCACGCTGACCGCTGATGCGTTCCCCACGAGCATCGCGATCACCGTCGATCCGAACAGCCCGATTCAGGTTGTCACGAACTTCCGTGCTTCCGGCACGATCACCGTCTCGTAAGGGGTAGACATTGGCCCAGCGTCCGGTCGGCAAAGCGAGTATCAAGGTCGAGGTCGATGGTATCGATCAGGCCAAGCAGAAGCTCGATGATGTCAAGTCGTCAGCCGAGGGTGTCGGTGACTCTGGGCGGCGCGGCTTTGGGAAACTCGATGGCGCGCTCGGCAAAGTCGGCAAGAAAATCGAGGATTCTACCGCTGGGCTTCGGCGTTTTCAGGGTGCAATCACCGGCATCATCGGCGTGGTCGGCGGCCTTGCTACTGTCGCTATTGCTGGGTTCAAGAAGATTTCAGATGAAATCAGAAAGTCCAGGGAGGCCGCAGAAGCGTTTGACTCTTCGCTTCGCAATATCGGAACAGCCGGTAGAAACGCCTTGCGGTCTATTGAAGGTTTCGGTGAAACAAAGGGTGAACTCGAACAACTTGAAGAACAAATACGCAGAGAGCGGGATTTAATTACGGAAACAACAGACCGAGCAATTGAGGACGCAAAAAAGAAATACGAGGAAGCCAACAAGTTCAACATTTTTGGTGAAAAGAGGTCACGCGAGCAACTCGAAAAAGACGTTGCCGATGCCCAAGAAAAAGGGCGTCGCGCCAAAAAGCGACTCAACGAGCTCGCAGAAAAGAAGCGTGCCGAGGTCGCTGAAAAAATTGCCGAAGAAAGCGCTCGGACTCAAGAACAAAAAGAGCAAGAGCTTGCGGATCGTGTTCGCGCGCTTCGGCTCGAAACACTAGATGATGTTGCCCGTGCCGAAGAAGAGTTGGCATTTCGACAGAAGCAGATACAAAACGAAATTGCAGAAGCCGGTGGCGACGAACGGCGGGTAGCACAGTTGCGGGAGATACTTGCACTAGAAACCCAAATCGGACAAGCCAAAGTAGACGCTGCAAAGAAATTGCGAGACGAAGAATCAAAGCCTGTTGCCGACAATGAGGCGCAGGAACTCGCCAAAGCATTAGACGATCAAGTCAAGGCCATGAACGAGAACACACGCACACAACAGCAGATGCTCCAGCAACTCGTCATCTTTCTACCTGATATTCGTCGCGTCGGTGACGGGGTGGCGGGCAACTAATGGCAAGCAGCGTCACAAGAATCGAATCAAGCGAAACGATGAGCGCGAAGAATGTGCCATCGTCGGCCACGGTCCAGTACCTAGTCACCGGCGAAAGCACCGCCAACGGTGCTATCGAAGCGGTCAAGGCCGAAAACATCCTGCCGTTCGGATCAAAGCACCCGGACAGCACCGCGGGCGATTCTCTCAAGGCGGTCGAATACAGCGCAACACAACGAATCGGCAGCGGTAACGATCGCGGCTGGA